TCATCCATCGTCCTGGTGCTCTTCATTCCACTCCCCCCACATTCTCACCGCCTCCTTGCACATGTCGGAAAGCATCATGAGCTGTTCGGCTGAAAGCATGTGCCATTCGTGACCATCGGCATGGATACTCGCCATGCCTTCCCAGTCGAACGTGACCCGAACCGGATCATATTCGACGTCCATGAAAAACAAGACCAACTCGGTGCCTATGCTCGGGTCGCTGTTCTCCAGGAACATCAGCTTCCCGTGCTCAAATCCGCCGGTTAGATGCCGCTCAAATTCCCCCAGGCGTCCTTCGGAGTTCTTCATTTTCAACCTCTTGTGTCAGTTCTGTTCATCGGCTGATAGCCCATCACGCCATCCTCCTGATCTGATCGAGGGCGTATCCGCCCCATTGCTCTGCGCAGGCACGGGCGATGCCTTCGAACGTCCTGCTACGGATTTTCCATCGGTCGGGGCCCGGGCTGGCCCGGTGGATTGCCGACCATGCTTTGTGCCGCTCCGGCTCGGTCGAGGCCTTGGGCGGGATCAGCCGCTTCGTCGCGGTCAGCGGCGGCAGCCCGCGCAGGTAGAAACCGGTCGCCTTGAAGGCCGGCTCGCCAAACCACCAGGGCTGGACGATCTGGGGCTTGGGCAAATCCGCCGGCATCCGGGCGCGGCCGTGCTTGTGCATGACCGGGTTTTCGACCGCCACGCGCGCGACCGGGGCCTGCCAGCAGGCAGCGAACAGTTCGGCGCCTTCGTCCAGCAGCCGCCACATGATGGCCAGCCGCGCTTCGCGCGGCAGGATCGGCCATGCCACCTTCTCGGCCGGGGTCGCATCGTCGGGCGGGTTCTTCGGCGGGTCCGACAGCCAGCGCACGCCGCTGTTGCACAGGCGCGTGCAGGGCGGGTGGCAGACGATCAGCAGGTCCCAGCCATAGTCGAGGTAGTCCCGCACGTCGCCGATGATGTGATGGTTGCTGCCGTCCTCGGCCGGCAGACGATCAACGGATGTGGCATCATGCCCGAGGGCGGCGAAGGCGCGGCGCATGGCGCCCGAGGTCTCGCACAGGACGCCGACACGGAGGGGAGTCGTCATGCCAAGCCCTCCGAAGCCCCGCCGCCGGCTAAGCTGTCAATGATCAGGGGGAGGTGCGGGTGGAAGGTCATTCTCCCTCCTCCGGCCGGCAGTCGGGATCAGCCCCGCCCAGGTGGGTATTGATCTGCCGCTTGGCGTCGGCCAGCGTCAGCGCCATGCCGTGCGCATCGGTCTCCTCGTGCGTCCACTCATAGGGGGCGCCCGGCACTTCGGCCTGACGGATCGCGATGCCGCGGTGGATGATGGGGAGGATCTGGTCAGCCATGGGCGCCTCCTTTCAGGGCGCGCAGGGCGGCGTCCGCGCGAGCAAAGATCGCACCCCCGCGACGACCGCCTGTCCCTTTTGAGCTCTGCTTCTCCAAGGCACGGGCAAACCCCAACAATTCTTCAAGAGCCTTTGCCGCGACCGTCTCGCTGGGCTGGGGCGGGTGGGCGAACCCCTGCGGATTGCCCAGCCAATCCTTGATCTGCTCCCGCGTCCAATCGCGCGGGACGTAAAAGACCGCAGCACAGGCTTGTGTCATGGCTGTCACGGCCACTCCGCAATAAAGCGGGCTTTGGAACGTCGGCTCGATGCTGGCAAACAGGGCGCCTTTCAGGAGTTGGCAAGGCTCTATCTCTGCCTCTTGCGCGGTCGGGGTTGCGGCCTCGGACCGCGGGGCTTGTATCGCGTCCGTGGGAGACAAATCGCCTTGTGCCTCACTATCAGCGGTATTCGGGACACAAGATGCCTGCGACGATAGGGCGCTGAACATCGCCCGCAGTTCGTCGCTGCTGATCGTCAGCGTGAAGGGATGTATCCAGCCGCCGTGCTGGATGTCGGGGCACGATCCATGCTCGCGTATATAGATGCGATGTTCCTTGGCATAGGCCCGGATCGCATCGTTCGTCAGCAGACACTGCCCCTCGGCCTGCGGGGCTGGCGTCAGGGCTGCGAGGATGCGGCTCTCATAATCTGCCTGGGCGGCTGCTTTGGCGGCTTCCGGGCTGGCGAAATAGCTGAAATTTCCCTCAACGTCTGACAGCCGAATTTCACCTTCATGGAATGCCGAGGCGGAGGGGGCGACCGAATAATCCCCGCATTCGCTTTTGCCAAAGAAGCAGCCTGGGGCGTATTCATCCCACACCAGCGCCCGCACCTGCTGGCCCGAGGCGCGGCCGTCACGCTCCCCAGCCTCATACCCCGCACTGAACGCGGCGCATTCTGCCATGTCGGCGTCCCGGTTGTCGGCGCGCCCCGGCGCCTCCTCGGCCGGGCCCTGCCAGGTGCTGCGGCCGATCTCGACGGATACGATGGGGCCGGTCATGCTGCACCGCCTTCCTTGGCTTTCGCCCAGGCCGCGATCTCTGGCTCATCGCTGCCGCTGAACCGCCAGGGCATCGGGGAAAGCTGATGCGCAACCTGCCATTCGTCGATTGCAGCCTGGACGCGGGATTGCAGGTCGAGGTTGATGGCGGGCGTGAAATCCAGGATCGGATCGCCTTCATCATTCGACTGATCGTAGAGCGATTCCTCTGCGGCCTCGAAGAAACAGCCCTGGCTGAAGAATTCCGACACCCGGATGGGGAATTTAGTGGCTCGCATGATCCATTCATGCTCCTCGGCCTTGGCGCCATCCTCGGCCTCTTCGCGCGTGGCATAGGGACCGCCGTGCCAGACCTCCGTGTCATTCGAGGAATACCAGGTCGTCTCGCTGGCCGTCAGTTGTTCGATGGTTTTCATGCGGTCCTCCGCAGCTTCTGGTTTTCGGGTTGATCGGTTCAGCGTCGCCTCATCCACCTGCATGCCGCCGAAGCGCGGCGCGATGGCGGCTTTCGCGCGCAGGAAATCGTCATAGGAGGGCTGCTGTCCCATCGCTCACGTCCTCATCGGCATGAGGACGACCGTCAGGTCCGGGTCTTCGGTCAGAATCAGGGCGGCGTCGCTCGCGGTGCTGGCCTCGATGCGCAGGGTGTCGAAGATCTGCGCAATCTCGCGGACATAGCCTTCGTTGAAGCCGATGGCGAAATCCCCGTCGGCTTCGATCGGTATCTCGACATCAATCCCGAGGCCGACGCTGTTCAGGCTGGCGACGCGCTTGCCCAGGTCGAACTTCAGGGCGTCCCGCAGGAGATGCATTCTCCTGGTGTTCGGGAACCGCCGCAGCAAGGCGCGATTGATCACGGCATAGCCGCGCATCGTGCTGCGGTTTGGTATGACCCGGGTGTAATCGGGATAGGCGCCGTCGATGCATTTGACCGTCAGCGTCCAGCCGTCGCCGGAAATCTGCATCAGCAGCGGGCTGGTCGAGCCGCCGATCCGCAGCGGCTGATTGCCGCCGTCGGCCATCAGGTTGCGCAGCGCTGCCACCGAGTAGCGGGGGAAGATCAGGTCGGGCAGGGGCCATTCGGCATCGGTCTGATACAGCGCCAGCCGATGGCCATCCGTCGCTGTGGCCGCCAGACGCCCCTCGCGACCATGCATATAGATGCCGTTCAGATAATAGCGCGTCTCCTCGGTCGAGATGGCCCACCGCACGCGGCCGATCATCTTGGCAAGCGCTGCTTCCGGTATGCTGACCCACGACATGCCCTTGGTGCTGGGCGCCGTCGGCCAATCCGAGGCCGGGCAAAGCAACTGGACGCGGGCAACCGCCGGGCCGATCCGCAGCGTCGCGACATTCCCGTCCATGGTGATGCTGACGCTGTCGTCGCGCTCAGCGCCGGTCAGCAGCGCGAGCAGCAGGCGCGCGTCGATCACGAAGGGCTCGCCCTCGGTGCAGGTGGCCGGGCAGTCCACCATCAGCCAGCTATCGAGGTTGGTGCTTTCGATCCGCAGCTTGTCGTTCAGCGGCTCGATACGCAGGCACCCAAGGACCGGGACGGTATTGCGCCGTTCGACCACGAAGGCCGCCGCGTTCACCGCGCGGCGCAGATCCGCGACGGTGCAGTTGATCCCGGCCGTGGCGGCGGGCTTGATGGGCTCCATCAGGGTCATGGTGGCCTCAAAAACTTTGGCCGAACCGGCCGGATTGCAGAAAAAAGCCCCCGGCCCGAGCAGAAGCCGGGGGCCAGTGAAGCCCGGCGGGACAGGCGCGTCGCGACCGGGCGAATTCGGGAAGGTGAAGGCGTCAGGTCAGGCCGAGGCTAAAATCTTGCGGGCCTCGACCAGCAGTTCGGTGTTGCCAAGATGGCTCAGCTGGTCGGCCATGCGCCGCACCAGGTCGCGCAGGCGCAGGTTCTCTTCGATCAATGCCGGCGCACGGGCGGCCATCAATTCCGGGTCGAGGATCGTCACGGCCGGTCCCCCGATCCCTCGGACAGCGCCACCCAGCCCGCGTCCAGCGATTGCGCGGCTGTCGGCGACAGGAAGTCCAGGATCGCGCCCACATCGGGTAGAGACGACCACAGCACGAAGCCTGCAAGGATGAGCCAGAAGACGATGCCGGCGATGAACAGGCTGCGGACGAACCAGCAGGCGGCGCAGGTGCGCCGGTCTCGCTCGGCGGGCACCCGGCGGGCGAAGTCCCGGAGCTGGAAGTCGATGTTGGCAAGGGCGGCCATCACGCATCCTTCCGCGTGTTCGCTGGCCGATGGCGCTGGCGCTGCATCACGCCATGCGCGCTGGCGGCGACCATGTAGGCGAGGCGCCGCAGGCTCTCGGGCGCGCCGGCTGCCAGCTCGGCATTGGAGATGATGGCGCGCGCCGCAGAGACCGCGCAGGGGGTCAACGTGAGGGAGGGGAGTTGCATCAGGCGCTCCATCCAAGGGTTGTGGATGGCTTGAAAATGACTGTCAGGAATATTCCTGTCAATCCTAAAAATTCTTGCTAGGAATTTTTCCAGAATGGGCAAATTATTGCCGGGTCCCCGCTTGCACGCATAGTGAGCAGCGGGGCAGTATTTGTTCACCTAATGTTCTTGGAGGCGGTATGAGCAACGAGGAAAGGTTCGCTGCACTGTTGAGCGCTATGTCGGCCGACCAGCTTAGGGCTCTTGTTTCGACCCTGTATCGCCGTCGTGAGCTAGGGCCTCTGCAAGATCCAGCCATCCCTGCTGACGTTCGGGAGAGAGAGTTCGAAACGCGCGAATAAGTGCTGCCTCTGCGCGAGTTCGATCATCGGCAAAGAGGTCCGAGACCTCCACTTCAAGTGCGGCAGCGATTTGCTTCAGCACCCGCAGCGTAACCCCGTCGAAGCCACCTTCGATCTTGGAGATTGTCGACTGCTTAACGCCGGCCATTTCGGCCAGCTCATCTTGGTTTAGGTCGCGATCACGGCGCAAGCGTTCCAGGTTCATGGCGCGATGATCTTTTGTTTCGCGGAAAGGTGCAAACGCGCGACAGGAATATAATGCTTGACGGGAATATTCCCGACAGTCATATCATGCGCCATGACTATGCTCGAACATCATCTGAGAGCTTCTGAGGAAACGCAGGCACAATTCGCCTCGCGCATCGGGGTGCGGCAAGGAACCGTGTCCAAGCTGATGCGCGGGCTCGTTACGCCGAGCCTGAAGCTCGCACAGAGGATCGAGCGAGTCACTAACGGCGCTGTTCCCGTCTCGTCCTGGGTTGATCCTGACCCTGCAGACACATGGGACGCGCAACTCCCTCAACCCGCCGCCACGGCGGCACAACCCCAAGAGCATCCTTATGTCCCTGATCTGCAAAATCCCTGATCGGCCCCGATCTGGCCTGCCTTCGCGGCAAATGTCCTTCACGCCGCCGGTGGGCGGCCGCGGCCGCTCGGCTGCTGCCCGGCGCCGGGCGCATGTCCACGCGCAGCGCGATACCGACGATTTCCTGCGGCGCTGGTCGATGCTGATGATCGTCAGCTTCGCCACGGCCGAGGCCTGCGGCCAGCATTTCGGCGTGACCAAGCAGACCGGCTGCAACTGGCGCGAGGGCACGCATCGACCCTGCGGCGATGCGGTGGATTTCGCCATGCAGACGCTGCCCCGCTACGCCGAAATCATGTGGGGGCAGTGATGGAGATCGGGCTTTCAGGTTGCCCGGGGCGGGGGAGACAGCCGGGGCGCAGCACCTGGTCCACCCGTCACGATTCCGGCCGCCTCGGGCGGGATTGACCGGGATCGTGGAACCTGCGGCTGGCCCGGCCGAGAGCCGTCTTGTGGCGGCGGGGCGAAAACACACTCCGGGATATCTGGCGCGGATCCCGGCGTGTCTGGCGGGGCGGCATCCTCCTCCTCTGGCTGCCCCGCCAATCCACTGCGCCAAGAGGATTTGACCATGCGCGTTCACTCCCGGGATCTGAAATCCAATACCGCGGCCAGGATCATGTCGATTGCGGCGATCAGGGCGCGGATGTCGATGCTGTCGGTGGCCTATTCGGCCCGGCTCGGCGCGGTGAACATGCACAATGTCCACTCGGCGGTGGACCGGATCACGTCGGTATTCGGCCGGGATCACGACCTGTCGCGCGAGATGCTCGGCTTCGTCGCGCGCCTGCCCGAGCTGCGCCGCCATGTGCCCGATCTGGCCGAGGCTGGCGAGCGGCTGATCCGGGCGGTCGAGCGCACCACCTGGCCCGATGCCGATCGGAGGGCCGATATCCATGGCTGAGCCGTTGCGCCTCTCGCTTGCCGATCATGCGATGATCCACGCCTTGGGCGTGCTGTCCCGGCCGCCGATCACGGATCGCAGCGATCTCGACCTGGTGGTCGGCATCCTGGGTGACCTGATGCCGGGCGTCACCCGGGAAAACCCGCAGTTGATGGGCCTGATCCAGACGGCCGATCAGTTCCTTTCCTGCCGCGTCTCGGTGCCGGGCTGCTATGGCGGCCTGCATGATCGCGCGCGCAAGGTGATGAACGACTGGGACCGCCGCCGGCTGGCCGAGGCCTGGGACCGCGCGCGGGGCGCGAAATGATCAAGGCCATCCAGGGAAAGGGCACGAACCGGGCGCGCGTCATTTGCGACGAGTGCGGGCGAGAGGACGTGGTGACCTGCGACTATCAAACGAGGTCGAACGGAGTTTCCGAACCGCATGCCGGCCAGATCCACAAAAAACTCACCCGGCAAGGCTGGGACGTTCGGAAGGGGAAGCTGCATTGCCCCAGCTGCGCCGCTCACCGCCGCGCCTTTGCACAACAGGAGGGTCAGGAGGTGACCGTGACCAAAGTAAGCGCCGAGGCCTGCGAGCCGCCAGAAGCGTCGCGCGAGCAGAAGCGTCTGATCATCATGGCGCTGGAGGAGGCTTATGATGTCTCCGCGCAGCGGTATCGCGGCGGCCAGACGGATGCGGCCCTCGCCACCGAGCTCGGAAACGGCATCCGTGCGGGCTGGGTGGCTGAAAAACGGGAGGAGCTGTTCGGGCCCGCCGGCGGAAACGAGGAAATGGACGCGATCCGGAACGAAGTCGCGGCGATCGAAGGCGCGCTGTCCGATGGCCTCGAAGGCGTTCGCAGCGAGATGCTCGGCCGGATATCGGCGCTGACCAAGCGCCTGGATGCGGTATGTGCGGCCGTTGGGCCGCGCGCCGGGAGGTCGTGACATGCGCCCGCATCGGGATCGCCATGGCAATGCCTATCGCGCCGGCGCACGCGACGGGGTCGGGGATTTCCTGGCCGATCTGTTGGCGCTGACGCCGCCCTCCACCCATGACGACCTGAAAAGGCTGGCGCGCAACGTGCTGGCCCGGCCGAAATATCGGCGGCTCGTGCATCACGCTGCCGAGGCCGGCCAGCCATGATGCGCGAAGATCACCGCCTCGAGGAAGCCAAGGCCATGCCCATCGCCGACGTGGTGGCGCGGCTGGAGCTATCCGGCCTGGTCCGCACAGGCGGCGAGCTGGTCGGGCCGTGTCCGCAATGCGGCGGCCGGGACCGCTTCGGGGTCAATCTGCAGACCGGGCTGTTCCAGTGCCGCAAGGAGTGCGGCCCGCACGCCAAGGGCGATCAGATCGCGCTGGTCCAGCATGCGCTCGGGATGGATTTCCGCGCGGCGCTGGAATGGCTGTGCGGCCCGGCGCAAGGCCTCTCCGATGCCGAGCGCGCCGAGCGGCGCCGCAAGGCCGAGGCGAATCGGCGCAAGCAGGATGATGTCGCCCGCCGCGCCCGTGAGAAATCCATCCGGGCTGCGCGGGATATCTGGTTCGCCGCCCGACCGGCCGAGGGCACGCTGGTGCGCGACTATCTGACCCTGCGCGGCATTGATCCCGGGCTCTATCCTGACCTGCCGCAGGTTCTGCGCTTCGATCCCGCGGCGCGTTACATGATCCCGGTCGAGGGCAAGGCGCAGGAATGGCAGACCGTGCATGTCGGCCCGGCCATGGTCGCGGCCGTTGTCGATGCCGGCAACCGGGTCACCGCAGTGCATCGCACCTGGCTCGATCTTGATCAGCCCAAGGGCAAGCTGGAGCTGCCCGATCCGCGCAAGTCGGGCGAGACGCTGCCCAGCAAGAAGGTGCTGGGCTCGAAAAAGGGCGCCGTCATCCGATTCCTGACGCCGCAGGACTGCGACACCATGATCATGGCCGAGGGGGTCGAGACGACCCTTTCCGCCCTGATCGCGGAGGCCATGCCCCGGCGCTGCGCCTATTGGTGCGGTGTCGATCTGGGCAACATGGCCGGGCGCATGCAGCGCGGCCCCGGCCTGAAATATGCCGGCCTGCCCGACATGGACGATTCCGAGGCCTGGCTGCCGCCGGTCTGGGTCAAGACGCTGATCTTCGTCCAGGACGGGGACAGCGATCCGAAACTGACGCGCGCCAAGCTCCTCGCGGGGCTGCGGCGCGCCAAGATCAAGAGGCCGGGCCTGCGGGGCTACATCGTCCACGCGGGCGACGGCCGCGATCTCAACGACATCCTGATGGGACAGCGAGATGAGTGACGAGCAGGAGATTGTGAACGCCGTAAACCGATTCGAGGTGATGTTTCGCGGTATCGAGGGCCTCGACGATCTGTCGATTTCCGAAACGCGCGGCCTGTTCATCGCACTTTCGGACCTCATTGCGGAAATCGTGGTCAGCTGCAGCGACGAGACCGACCCGTTCCTTGACCTGATCCGGGCGAAGATCGAGCGGCTGCGTGCGGTGGGAGACACCCGGATCGATCCGGAGCGGCTGCAATGACCGATACCAGTGATGATGACGCGCTCGGGCAGGTCCGGGCCGTGATGAGCAATGCCGAAGAGGTCGATCTGCCCGAGGGGATGGAGCCGGAGGCCTCGGCCGGGGATGGCGACAGCAATTCCCCTGGAACCCCTTCCGAGGGCCAGCCCGACGATCCGTTCCCGGATTGCGCGCAATATCCGCTCAACGACCACGGCAACGGCCAGCGCTATGCCCGCCACTACCGGGAAGAGTTGATCAATGTGCCCCGATATGGCTGGCACGTCTGGACCGGCCAGCGCTGGCAGAAGGACGAGGACGGCATAGAGGTTCGACGCCGTGCCCAGATGCTGGGCGATCTGATATCGCGGGAAATTCCTCACCTTCGGCTTGAGGACTGGCAGATGCAGATCCTCGAGGACGGCGTGCAACTGCGCCGCCGTGAACGCGAGCTTAGCCGGCTCATTAATGCCGAGGGCGAGGAGGCGAAGGCCGCGCAGCAGGAGCTGGACAGCATGGCGCCCAAGCTCGCCCGGCTGGCCGGAATAGAGAAGGTGATGGGCTCGGTTCGCAAGGATCATCACGGCTGGGCGAAGACCTCGGGGAATACGACGCGGATCGACGCGCTGATCAAGGAAGCCGGCGTCGGCCTGGCGGTGGCGTTCGATCAGCTGAATGCCGCCCCGCTGGATGTCTGCTGCGAGAACGGCGTTATGCGGTTTTCGGTCATTCCGGGCGATCCCGAAAGCGGCATGAGCCCCATGGCGGACATGGAGTTCGTGCCGCATGCCCGGGATCAGCTGATCACCAAGATGATGCCGGTGCGATACGATCCGGATGCAAAGCGGCCGATCTTCGACAGGTTCATCACCCGCATCCTTCCCGATCCAGAGGTCAGGAGATTCGTGCAGCGCTGGTTTGCCCTGAATACGACGGCGCTGACCGGCGAGCAGAAGCTGGTCTTCTTCTACGGTCTCGGCGCCAACGGCAAGTCCGTGCTGGTGGACCTGATCGCCCGCATGCTCGGCGATTACGCCGCCACGGCGCGGATCGAGACCCTGACTGGCTCGACCAAGAAAGACGGCTCGGCCGCGACGCCGGACCTGGTGCCGCTGATGCTCGCCCGCATGGTTCGAACGTCCGAGCCCGAGGAGGGTGAGAAGCTGCGCGAGGGGCTTATCAAGCAGCTCACTGGCGGCGAGCCGATCAACGTGCGGCCGAATTTTGGCGAACAGATCGAGGTCACGCCCAAGTTCAAGATCACCATCCAGGGCAACTATCGCCCCGAGGTGCGCGGCCGGGACGACGGGATCTGGCGCAGGCTGCTGATCGTGCCCTTTGACGTGACCATTCCGCCAAAGGAACGGGATCCAGACCTCGGCGCCAAGCTATGGGAGGAGCGATCCGGCATCCTCAACTGGCTGATCGAGGGGCTGATAGACTACCTGGAAGGCGGGTTGCAGGAGCCGCAGGCCGTCCTCAGCGCGACCAACGAATATCGCGAGGAAAGCGACCCGCTCGGCTTCTTCCTTGAGACCTGTTGCGTTGTCTCGGGGCAGCCCGAGGACAGTGAGACGGCGAAGGACCTCGCGCTGGCTTTCCAGCTTTGGCAGGACGAGCAAGGTGGTAACGTCTGGCAGCAGGGCACGATCCAGCGCCAGATCAAGGACAAGATGCGCCGCTGGGTCAGTCCCAGCACCGGCAAGAAGTTCTCCGAGCGCAAGTCCAACGGCATCATGCGATATGACGGCATCCGGTTCTCGATGGAGTTCGGGCACCGCTTCAGGACCGCGCCGCGCGACGCGAACGGCCGCCCCATCGCTGGTCGCAGCGGAGGCCAAGATGGCAACCTGTGATCCCCGCACCCCTGTCGATGAAGGCAGGAGGGAGGAATTTGCCTCCCTACAGGGAGGAAAGGGAGGGTCTGCCTCCCCGGGTTTTCTGGCGACATTACAAGGGGTTCGGGGCGTCAGGGAGGATAGGGAGGCAAATTCCCGCATACGCGTATGCGCGAGAAGGGAAGGGGTATGGGGTGATGAAGGCCCCATATGCGTGGACCCGGTTTTGCCTCCCTATCCTCCCTGACGGCATCAACTGCTTGTAATCTAAAGATAATCGTCTCCAAATTACCTCCCTCAATCATCCCTCAAGATAATCCGATCCTCCCTATCCTCCCTGAAGAAACAGCGACCGAAACAATAGGCAGTATGATGAGCAAGAGGGACCACAATATGTTGAGAGCGGCGCAGAAGGCCGAAGCCGGGAAGTCGCTGATCATGGCCGCAAGGGAGGCTCGGGATGCCCGGAAAGCCGAGGAAGCCGCCCGGCTCGCCGCCATCCAGGACGCCAGCGCGATCCCCGACCAATGCGGCCCGGATACGATTGCCGCCCCGGCGCGCGGCCCGTTCGTCGTTGAACGTCAGCTGACCATGGTGCCGAACGGCGTCGATGATCGCGGCCTGGAGAAATGGGCGGCGGCGCCGACAGGATACGGGCATCGCGCCAGTGTCCGCGCCGCCGACGTGTTCGACCGGATGATCGCCTCGGCCCGGCGCCGCAAGAAGCCGTGCCCCCTGACGCCGGGCCAGATCGCGATGGGCCGCCGCTATGCGGCGCTGGTCGAACTGGCAGCGGCCGATGGCACCAAGGTCTCGCGGCTCGATGCGTCGCGTGGCGGTGGCGACAGCATGGGCTGGATGGACCGGCATCTCGATATCGCCCAGGAGCTGACGATCCTGCGCAACCGGATCGGCTGCAGCGCATCAATGACCATGCGCCGCATCCGGCCGTCCAATCGGGGCGCGACGCAGCGCGGCCCGATTATGGATCGGGTGCTGGTGGACATGGTCTGCATCAAGGGCTGCACGCTGGACGATGTGCTGGTGAGCCATGGGTGGGCGGTCAAAGGGGCGCACAGGAAAGCCATCACAGAGGCTCTGTGCGCCGCGCTGGACCGCATGATCGGGTATCGGGGCAAAAAAACTTCTTGACGGCTTAAGTCCGTCTGTGAGACAGAATTGCATAGTATCACGAATTGCGCCCGCAGGGATCATGTCCCGAGCGGGCGTTGTCATTTCCGGGGTATCGATGGGCAGGCTCAAGCAACTCGCACCGCGCGTTGGCTCGTTGTCGGCGCGCGTAACGTCCATCGGTGCCGGGCCGGATCGGCTCAAGCGCCGGGACCAGATAGTGCCATGGCGCAAGTGGTATAAGACGGCAGAGTGGCAGCGGCTCCGTTGGGATTGCCTTGCGTCTGCGCTGTTCACCTGTGCCCGCTGTGGCGTCATTGGTCAAAGCCGCGAACTGGTGGCCGACCATATCCGTCCGCATCGCGGCGACCGTGATCTGTTCTTCGATCCGGGCAATCTGCAATGCCTTTGCGCGACCTGCCACAATCGGGACAAGCAGGCAGAGGAGCGCGCAGGTGCCGCCAATCATAGCGCCACCAACGGCGATGTCGGTCGGGGTTAGGCAGCCGGCCAACGGGCAGGCACCGTCGAAGCCATGCCCGTGGTGCGGATCGGCGGTGACGGGGCCGAGGTGCCAAGGATGCGGAGGCCCGACCGCTGCGTGACCGCGCGGATCACCGCGCCGACCTCGAAATCAGCCCGATCCGGTCGAAAATGCCTCGAAATCGGGCAGATCGACCCCTCGGACCCCCAAAGGAGGGGGTGGGTCGAAAGTCAGGGGGCCAATCCGGCCCGGACCCGCGCCCCCCTCATCTGGAGATTTTTTTCTGATGGAAGAGGTTTTCGACCTGTTCGGAAACCCCGTTGAAGCGGGGTCCGGCAAGCCCGGCCGTCCCCGCAAGGTGGCGACGCCGGAAGATCGCAATAAAGTCAAGATGTTGCTTGCGGTCGGCTGGTCCAATGAACGGATCGCGGCCGTGCTGCGCATGTCGCTGCCGACTTTTCGGCGGAATTTTTTTCAGGAGCTGAAGATTCGCCCGGTGGCGCGCGACATGCTCGACGCGCGCCGGCTGGAGTTGGCGCTTGCCGCCGCCCAGTCCGGCAATGTTGGCGCGATGCGCCAAGTGGATCGGCTGCTGGATCGGTTCGACCAGATGGAGGCGGAACGCGCCTATGCGTCGCGGCCTAAGGATCAGCCCGAGCCCAAGGAAAAGCTGGGCAAGAAGGTGCTCGACGAGGTGTTGGCGCTCGATGCCGACGCCGCGCTGATGAAAGAGCTGGACCTGGAGACCAAGGGCGGCGGGGGCAATGTCCGCCATTGAGGCGCTGCCGCGCTTCGCTTGCCCGGATTGGTGGGAAAAGCTTCAGGCCGGCGAGGTCCCGATCGCCGATGTGCCGGTCAACGAAGCGAAGGCGGCACGGGTGCTGGCGTTCTTCAACCGGCTGCGGCTGCCGGACGTGCCGGGCAATCCGCCGATGTCGGAGGCCTGCGGCGACTGGTTCAAGACCATCCTGGTGGTGTTCTTCGCCAGCGAGGATCCCGAGACTCATCGCGAGCTGGTCTGGGAACTGCTCTGCATGGTCCCGAAGAAGAACTCGAAATCCACCTATGTGGCGGCGCTCGGCCTGACGGCGCTCTACATGGAGGAGGCGCCGAACCGGCAGATGCTGCTGGTGGGGCCGAGCCAGAATATCTCAGAGCGTTGCTTCGAGCAGGCGCAGGGGATGATCAGCCTGGACGACAAGCTGAAGCTGATCTTCAAGGTCCAGGAGCACCTGAAGACGGTGACCCGGCGCAAGACCGGCTCGAAGCTGGAGGTGAAGACCTTCGATACCTCCATCGTCACTGGGGAAATACCGGTGCTCACCATCATCGACGAGCTGCACGAGCTGGGCAAGAAGGCGAAGGCGGCGAAGGTGATGCAGCAGATCCGCGGCGGCGGCATCACCAAGGTGCGCGGCAAGGTCTTGATGATTACCACCCAGTCGGACGAGATGCCGACGGGGATCTGGAAGTCGGAACTGAAGAAGGCACGGGCGATCCGGGACGGCAAGGCCGGCCCATCGCCGATCATGCTGCCGGTGCTCTACGAGTTCCCCGAGGGACTCCAGCGCAAGGAGAAATACTGGCGCGACCGGGACAACTGGCATCTGGTCCTGCCGAATCTCGGCCTGTCGATTGACGAACAGGCGCTCGAGGACGATTACGAGAACAACGGCAAGGTCTCGAAGGAGGCCGAGCAGATCTGGGCCAGCCAGCATCTCAACATCGAGATCGGCGTTGGCCTCGGCGGCGATGCCTGGTCTGGCGCGGTGCATTGGGAACCGGCCGCAGCAGGTTGGATCACCCTCGACCGGCTGCTGGACGAAAGCGAGGTCTGCACCATCGGCGTGGACTGGGGCGGCGCCGACGACCTCGCGGCGCTCGCTGTGCTGGGCAGGCGGGCGCGGGACAAGGTCTGGCTGCTCTGGGTTCGCGCCTGGGCGCGCGAAACGGTGTTCAAGTCCAGGCCGCAGATCGCCGACGCGTTGCGCGGGTTTGAGGAAGACGGCGACCTGCGCGTCGTGTCCTCGCCCGAGTTGCAGGCCGCAGAGGCTGCCGAGATCTGCGACCGGGTGCGGTTGGCCGGGCGGCTGCCGGAGGCCGGCGGCATCGGCCTCGACGCGGCGGGGATCGCGCTTCTGCTCGATGCGTTGGAGGAGATGGGCATGGTCTCGCCCCTGGTGCAGGCAGTGCAGCAGGGCTGGAAGCTCCAGACCGCGATTTCGACGGTGCCGCTGAAGCTGGAGTCGCGGCGCATGCTGCACGCCGACCAGCCGATCATGAACTGGGCGGTCGGCAACGCCAAACAGGAACTCAAGGGGAGCAACTACATGGTGACGAAGCAAGCTTCCGGCGCCGCCAAGATCGATCCCCTGATGGCGGCGTTCGATGCGGCGATGCTGATGTTCAACAACCCGCAGGCCGCACCGCCGATCGGCGACTTCCTGGCCAACCCCATCATGGTGATCTGAGATGGACCTGCCGCGGGGCATCGTCGATCGCTTCGGCAGGCCGATGGCGGCGCTGTCCGATCTGACCAAGGAACAGCGCCTCACCCTGCAAGGCGGCGACCTCGGCTATTACGTCGCCAGCAATGCCTCGGGCAAGGTGGTGACGCTGTCGGCCGCGCTGACCATCTCGGCGGTTTGGGCCTGCATCGTTCGCAGCGCCCAGGCGATGGCCTCGCTGCCGCTGGACCTTTATCGCAAGACCGCTGGTGGGCGGCAGCGGCAGGACGGGGCGCTGGCCGACCTGATCAGCCTGTCGCCGAATGCCGACCAGACGCCGGTCGAGTTCTGGGAGGGCATGTTCTCCTGGATGCTGGCCACCGGCAACGCTTATGCCGAGATCGACCGGGTCAACGGCCGGCCATCCTCGCTGATGCCGCTGCCCGCCACCCATGTCCGGCCGTTCCGCAACAAGGTGAGCGGCGAGTTGTTCTACGAGGTGCGCGAGCCCGGCACGTCGCGCCCGCGCGTCATCGGCCGCGAAGACATGTTCCATCTGCGGGGCTGGGGCTTCGGCGGAGATGAGGGCATGTCGCCGATCCGCTGGGGCACGCAATCGCTTGGCGCTGCCATGGCGGCCGACGAGGCATCGGCCAAGATGTTCGGCTCAGGCATGCAGGCCTCGGGTGTGCTGAAGACCAACCAGCGCATCTCGCCCGAACAGCGCCCGCAGTTGCAGGCGATGATGAGCGAATACGCCGGCTCGACCAAGGCCGGCAAGCTGATGATCCTCGAGGCGGGGATGGAGTTCGAGCAGCTGACGCTGAACCCGGACGATGCCCAGATGCTGGAGACGCGGCGCTTCTCGATCGAGGAGGTTTGCCGCTGGTTCGGGGTTCCCCCCATCGTCATCGGTCATTCGGCCGCGGGGCAGACCATGTGGGGGACCGGGGTCGAGCATATCTTCCTGTCCTGGATGCAGCTCGGCATCAACCCGGTGCTGAAGAAGGTCGAACAGCGGATTCGCAAGCAGCTGATCCCGCTGCGCGAGCAGCGCGACACCTACGCCGAGTTCAACCGCGAGGCCATGCTCCAGATGGACAGCAAGGCGAAGGCGGAATTCATCCGCGCGATGGTGACGATGGGCGTCATGAAGCCGGACGAGGCGCGCGACAAGCTCAATATCGAGCGCGAGGGCGGCGCTGCCGATCTGCTGTGGATGCAGGGCGCCATGAAGCCCATGGACATGATTCTCAAGGGGAAGTGACGATGGCCAAGAACCACATGCCGGTCGCGCATTTCGGTGTGCGGCCCGACGACGTGCGCGCCGAATGCGCCCCGCCCAAGGCTTTCGAGAAGTGGCAGCCCGAACTGCGCGCCCGCGCCGAGGCGGTGGGCGATGATAGCGGCCCCTTCGCCATCGACGTGATGGATGTGATCGGCGACACCTGGGACGGCTACGGCGTGACCGGGCGCAAGGTGGGGGCGCTGCTGCGCGCTGCCGGCGAGCGCGAGGTGGTGGTCAACATCAACAGCCCGGGCGGCGACGTGTTCGAGGGGCTGGCGATCTACAACATGCTGCGCGGGCACAAGGCGGACGTGACGGTGCGCATCGTCGGTCTTGCCGCCTCTGCCGCCTCGGTGATCGCCATGGCCGGGGACCGCGTGGAAATCGCCCGGGCCGGCTTCCTGATGATCCACAACACCTGGGTCTATGCCATCGGTGACCGGCACGACCTCGCCACGGTTGCCGGCCAGCTCGGCGCCTTCGACGAGGTGATGGCCGAACTCTATTCGCTGCGCACCAAGATCGATGCCGGCCAGATCGGTCAGATGATGGATCGCGAGACCTGGATCTCCGGCCGCGCGGCCATAGACCAGGGTTTCGCCGACGATCTTCTGGCCGCGGATGCCATCGAGGTTTCCGAAAAGGCCAAGGCTCAGGCGCCGCAGACCAAAACCATCGCGCGCATCGAGGCGGCACTCTCCCGGGACGGGATGACCCGGTCTGAACGCCGCGCCGCGATCAAGGCTCTTACCAGCAAGCCGAGCGCTGCTGACGACGACATGCCGCGCGCTGTCGAGACCATGGCCAGCCTGACCGGGTGGGCCAAATCCCTAACGGCCAAGATGGAGAACTGACATGGCCTTTGACATGGAACAGGCGTTCGGCGAGTTCAAAGCCGAATTCGACAAGGTTACCGGCAATATCAACAAGAGCGCCCAGGCCGCGCTGGACGAGGCCAAGCGTCTCGGCGGCCTGACCGAAGAGACCAAGGCGAATGTCGATAAGGCACTTGCCGAGCAGGGCGAGCTGAAGGCGCGCATCGACGAGATGGAGGCTTCCGCCCGTGATCTCGCGCAGCGCTTCGCCAGCGGCCGCCGCAGCGGTGCCGGCGGCGCCAAGTCTCTGGGCCAGTTGGTGGTGGCCGAGGCCGAGGAGAAGATCAAGGCCGCGGCCAAGGGCGGCGTGAACGGCGACGTGTCGTTGGGCTTCTTCAACGCCATCACCTCGCTGCCTGGCTCTGCCGGCGAGCTGCTGCCCGAACGCCGCGAGCCCGAGATCATCGCCGAGCCCGACAAGAAGCTGGTGGTGAAAGACCTGATCACGGTGGGCGAGACGGGCCAGCCGCTGATCAAGTATTTCCGCGAGGTCTCGCGCACGGGCGCCGCCGGCATCGTGCCGGATGACGGCACCACGGTGAAGCCGCTGATCGACAAGACCTGGACCTCGGAATCGGCCGAGGTGAAGACCATCGCCGGCCGGATGGAAATCCACAAGCACATGCTGGACGACATCCCGGCGCTGCGGACCGATATCGACACCACGCTGACCTATGAGGTCAACAAGGTCGAGAACGCGCAGATCCTGGCGGGCGACGGCACTGGAGAGAACTTCTCGGGCCTGATCACCAATGCCACGGCCTATGGCCAGACCGCCCGCGAGCCCTCTGGCGCGACAATCCTCGACCGGTTGCGCCTTGCCATGCTGCAGGTGTCGGCGGCGGGCTATGTCGTCGATGCACATGTCCTGAATATCTGGGACTGGGCCGCGGCCGAGATGCTGAAGGACACGACCGGGCGCTACATCTTCGGCAACCCCTTCATGGAGACGCCGACGCCGCGCCTCTGGGGTCGTCGGGTGGTCGATACCGAGGACATGCCGGAAGGCGATTTCCTGACCGGAGCCTTCAAGCTGGCCGCCACCTACTACCAGCGCCAGGACATCGAGATCCTGCTGTCGTCGGAGAACCGCGACAACTTCGACAAGAACATGCTGACCGTGCGCGGTGAGAAGCGCGGCGTCGTGGTGGTCAAGCGCCCGCTGGCGCTCTGCTACTACACCGCCCCGGGCGGCTGATCATGGTTGCGGGCGCGGCATCGTCTGCGCCCGCCGCAACTCCCTTCACGAAAGGAATACGGACATGCCGAAGTTGAAAGCGCTCCGCGGCTCGATCGGCGCCTATGGCCGGGTCAAGGCCGGCGGCATCGTCGAGGTTGACGACGATGCGGCGAAAAAGCTGCTGGCCACCAAGCGTTTCGTCCCGGCCCGCGCCGAGGATATTGCGGCCGCCACCAAGGCGCAGGAGGAATACCTGAAGGTCGAGACGGTCGGCGTCACGCCGGGTTTCGCGCCCTTGCCCGAGGCGCCCCAGCCAATCGAAAGCGCCACGGCCGGTCTCGAGCTCGATGCGCGGGAGAAGCTGCTCGAGGAACGTGCCACACAGCTCGAGGCGGATGCCAAGCGCCTGCACGATCTGGAAGCCTCTTTGAAACAGCGTCAGGCCGAACTCGATGCGCGGGAGAAGGCGAATGCCGATCTGGATCAGACGACGGTGGCTTCCGCCGCTGCTGCCGAGGATGCGGCGACCGAGGCCAAGGACGCCCCGAAGGGCAAGGGCTCGAAATGATCGTTGCTCTGCCCGATCTGAAGCTGCACCTACGGGTCGATCCAGCGGATACCGAGGAGGATTCGATCATCGCTGCGTTCGGCCGGGCTGCCGAACTTCAGGTGCGGAACTGGATCGGGCGGCCCATTTATGCCTCGGCGGTCGATTTGCCGGCGCCGGGCGCGCCGGGCTATGACCGCTATCAGATCGTCGCGGACGAGGCGATCACGGTGGCCGTCAAGATGCTGGCTGAGCGAATGTACGAGGATCGCGGCGGCGAGGGCGGCACCTCGGATGATGCCGTGCCGCCGGTGACCGTTCGCGCGTTGCTTTCCGGGTATCGGGTGTTTCACCCGGTGCCGGAGCCGCAGGTCGGCACCCCATGATCCGCGCGGGCGCTCTGACCAAGCGGGCCGCGTTCAGCGCGCCGTTCAAGGAGACCGACGCCAACGGCAAGCGCATCCAGCGCTATGATCATCAGTTCACGATCTGGGCGAACGTCCGGCACCTGCGGGGTGGTGAAAGCGTCATGCAGGCGCGTCTGGTCTCGAAAAGCCCGGCCATTGTCACCGTGCGGGCCTTTGCTGGCTCGCGGCGGATCACGTCGGAATGGCGGGTCGTCATCGACGGCCGGACCTATGACGTGAAGGAAGATCCGCGGGAGACGCAGGATCGGGCCTTCCTCGAGATGCTGGCGGAGTGCGTCGGATGATCGACATAGAGCCGTTGATCCAGGTGATCCGCGCCCGGCTGATCGTCCAGGTGCCAGCCTTGGGAGGTCGCGTTTTCGACCGCGCCACCGAGGGCGACGAGACGCCCTATGCCGCTTTCGACACCTTCTATGGCGTGGCGGCGGATGCGGAATGCATCGAGGCCGAGGACTGGACCGTCCAGATTGGCATCTATCATAGCATGACCAGCAAGGCCGAGGTCGGGAAGATTGTTGGCCAGGTGAAGGCCGCCCTGCATGGCTGGGCCGACACCGATGCGCTGACCATGCACCCGATGCGCGTCACGCTGGTTCGCGTCATGGACGATCCTGATGGCGCGTCAGTGCATGGCGTGGTGCAGGTCGAGGCGATGGTGGAAGGTTAGTTGGCCGGAAGTCCCGTTGAAAAGAAGTATTGGTAACACAATTGATTGGTTATCGCGGTAATTTCATCCCTCTCATAAAGTCGCTCACAGGAATCGGCAAGCTTCTTCATTACCGCGAGTTCTCTCTCTGCTTGGCGTTGTTCCAGTGCCTTGATGCTTTTCTGTATTGCCTCCTCTGCTTCAATATTCTTTTGCATATTTGATGTGCTAATAAATTCCTTCGATGAAGGGATATAGGTATGTTCCTCGCCGGTGTGTATTTTAATGCATTCTTCTGCGGTCTTCGCCTCTCGTCTATCGAATGTGCGCCCGCCCTTTAAAATTGCTTCGGCCCAATGGTCGCCGCCTTTTTTGTTCCCTGCCTTGTATTCCTCAACGCACCAATCCGCTATTCCGGAATGCGCCGGTGTTGCGAAAGAAAAGAGCATGATAGCGAGATAGATACGCATGCGATCCTCCGGAGTGTGCAATGGCCCAGCTTAACCCCCGGATCATGGCGAAACTCAAGCGAATTCCTGATGTCGCGGTCGAGGCTGCGCGCCAAGCGATGGAGGAGGGGGCTGAAGAGGTCTGCGAATATATCCGCAACATGGTCCGCTCAACCTTCACCCAGCGATCCGGCGACATGGTCCAGTCGATCGGCTGGACCTGGGGCGAGTTGCCGCCCGGCACCTTCATGATCGACGAAATCCGTAGCGGCAAGAACAAGGGTGACCAGTATGCCACCTTGCGGATCAGGATCTATGCCGGTGCTGGAGATGGCTTCTATTTCCGGTTCCACGAATTCGGAACCAAGGATGGAGTGCCTGCACGCCCGACCTTCTATCCGGCATGGAAGGCGAAGCGGGCCGAGTTCCGCAAGCTGATCCGCGACCGCGTCCGGGCGGCAATCAGGGAGGAGTTGCGCCGTGGCTAAGGCGATATTCACGCGCGAGTTTCATTATACCAGCATGACGCGCAATGCAGGCTGGTCCGCCTATCCCAAGGACGATCCGCAATATTACCCGCGCGAGTTCATCGATGCGGCCGTCAAGGCTGGCTGCGCGACAGAGTCTCCGCCTTCGGTTCGCAAGGGCCGGGCAAAACCGGCCGCCGAGGCCGATTAATCGGGCGCGATTTCGAGCCCTTCAAACCGACATGCCGCCCTGGGGCGGCATTTTTCATGGAGCTGAGGCATGGCAAAACCGATTACCGAGAAGTTCGAGCAGATGACGCTCGAGGTCGCCACCGACGAGGCTGGCACCACCTGGACCAAGATCTGCGGCCTGGTGGGCGTCACAATCACGCGCTCGGCGACATTCGACACCAGCGAGGTTCCGGCAGATTGCGACGATGAATCTCTGCCCCTCGATCAGGAGCGGGCGCTTCGCTCGCTGCAGGTGTCGGTTTCTGCCGACGGTGTCTGGGCGCAGCAGTCCCACGAGATGATGCTGGACTGGTTCTACGGCGGCCAGAGCAAGCTCATCCGGCTCGGCAACCAGAATGCCGCGGTTGGCGATACGCAGTACGAACGGGGCCCGGCGGTCATGACCACGCTGACCAACCAGCGAACCAAGGGCCAGAAGGTCACGGCATCGATCGCGCTGGAATTCGATGGCACGCCGACCCGCCTGCCGAGGGCTGCTTGATGGCGCGCGTCGTCATGCGATGGGCGGGCGGCGAACACGCTGTCCGCCTCGGCATCGCCGAGGCCGAGGTGATCCAGCAGCACACCGATTGCGGTCCCGAGTTTCTGCTGAACCGCATCAGCCTTGGGCAATGGGAACTGCCTCATCTGATGGAGGTGATCCGCAACGGGCTGATCGGTGGCGGCATGGACGAGGTCGATGCCAAGCGGCTAGTAGACCGGGTCGTGGCGCAGCAGCCGTGGATCGCGCTGAAGCGGCCCGCGATGGAGATCCTGTCCCTCGCCCTTTACGGCCCGCCGGATGATCCGGTGGGGGAGGGTTTGCCGGCGGGCGATCAGACGCAGGAACCCTCCCTCGCGGAAAGTGGAAGTTCAGCACCTATTACGGGTTAGGTGCGGTGCTGGGGTTCAGCCCTCGTCAGGTGGGCGAGATGACCCCTTGGCAGTTCCGCGCCTGCCTTGATGGCTATGGCCGGGCCCATGGCTGGAAAACGAACGGGGACGGTGCGGCAGACGCACTGTCCGACGCCGATCTCAAGGAAATGGGCATTGTGGGCTTCTGATGGCTGAAGAACCGGATCTGATCATATCGGCGGGCTTTTCGGACGCCCAGCTTGTCGCCGAATCCAACAAGGTCGTCGCCGAGTTCCGCAAACGCGGCGAAGAGGCGCAGAAGGCGTTCCAGGACGCCCAGGGCCGGGTGACCGATACCCAGGCCGCGCGGGCACATGCCCGTGACCTCGATCGTCTCGCCCGGCAGTACGATCCGGTCTATCGCGCCGCCAAGCGTTATGAGGAAGAGGTCAAGCGCCTGGATCGCGCCCTCGATGTCGGTGCGATCAGCCAGCAGCGCTATACGTCCGAGGTCGCCAAGGCCGCCCGGCAGATGCACCAAGCCGGCGAGACCATGCAGGACACCGCGCGCAAAGGCCAGCAGATGGGCACCGGATGGCAGAACCTCGGCTGGCAAGTTGGGGATTTTGCCACACAGGTAGGCGCTGGCACCAGCGCGGCTCAGGCATTGGGTCAACAGCTTCCCCAGCTTCTTGGCGGTTTCGGCACCCTGGGCGCGCTGATGGGTGCTGGCGCGGCCATCGCCATCCCTCTCGGCGCGGCGCTGCTGAAGGTGGCGATGGACACCGAGACGCTGGACGAAAAGCTCGACGGCCTGGAGAAGACCACTGGCGCCTATCTCGATGCGGTCGAGGCGGCCGAAACCCCGTTGGAACAACTCCGCCTGCAATATGGCGATCTGGCAGATGAGATTGCCAGGGTGAACGAGCTTACCGCAACCCTGACATCTGTGCAGGCGCGCGCCGATCTGCTGGGATCGGCCAGGACGTTTGCTGGCACGGTGTTCCCCGGCGAGGCTGTGTCTCGTGCCCCCGGGCTCTCGGATGCTGAATGGTCCGCCGTTCAGGAGGCGCAGGCCCGGAAACTCGCCCGGGCAACCGGTGCCAGCGTCGAGCAGGTCGGGCTGCTGCAAATGGCCATGCGCAGGCTCGAGACCAGCAACAGCATCGAGGTTGTGCAGAAGGATGCAGAGAATTTCCGTGACGTGCTGATCCAGATTTCAGGGAGCGCCGAGGCGGCGGCGCAAAAGTTCCCCGAGCAGATGGGGACGCTGAACACGCTGATCACCTCGGCTGCCGATCAGCTTGCGGCAGCGGACCGCCAACGACGCGAGGCACAGCAGGATCTTCTGGAAACCTATGATGCGAATACGCAGAAGCTGAAGAAGCTGGCCGATGAGCGGCGCCTTGCCGAGGAAAGCCAGACCGAGGCGGTGAAGGCAGGGAAGGAGGATCAGGCAGAGGCTTATGGCCGCGTGATCAAGGCCATCGACAAGGAAGTTCAGGCGGTCCGGCAGTCCATTGCCGAGATGGACGGCACCTTCGAGGCCAGCGTCAAGCGGATGCAGGAGCTGGCCGGCGGCCTCGGCGGTACGATCAATGACGCCATCAAGCAGTGGACGGGGCTCAATCTCCGCGAATGGGGGCAGGCCGGGACCGCTGCGAACAAGGGCATCCTCGACCTGATCGCGCAGCGGGAAAGCCGCGGCGATTACAATGCCACGCTCGACGACGGGCGTTGGACCGGCGGCGCGCGCAATCTGGTCAACATGACGCTGCGAGAGATCCGCGCCCTGCAGGAGTCGATGAAGACGCCGGAAAACCGGGCGCTCTATGGCAATGGTGCCGGATCGTCGGCCTTGGGCCGGTATCAGATCGTCGGCTCAACCCTCGATGACCTGATGAAACGGCTCAAGCTGACCGGCGACGAGCTGTTCACGCCCGAGTTGCAGGACCGGCTGGCGATGGAGCTGCTGCGCCAGATCAAGCCTGGCGATGTGGATGGTATCCGCAAGGTTTGGGCGGGCCTGGAAAATGTGCCTGCGCCGCTCATCCAGCAGGCTTGGGGCCAGCAGTCCATTTCTCGGGTTGATCCGGAGGTGCAGAAGGACCTCGACAAGGAAATCAAGGATCGTGAGCGCCTCGCCGAACAGGCCAGGCGATATGGCGAGCAACTGGCGCAGAACCTCCTGACCGAGAAGGAAACGGCACGGCTGGCGTCCGAACAGGCAGATCAGATCGCCGCGATCAAGGCGTCCGGCATGGACGAAGAGGCGCAGGCGCGTGCCATCGCTGCCGTGACGGCCGAAACGGAACGCCAGCGGGTTGTCATGACCCTCCTGGCGGAGGCCAAGCGCCGCAATGTCGATCTCGATGCTCTGCTTGCCGATGGGTCGATGACCTACAAGGAGGCCATCGAGGCCTTGGGCGAGGCGAAGAAGGCCGACATCATCGCCACCAACGAGCGTGCGATTGCTGAAGGCAAGGCGGCTGAAGCCCAGCAGATGATGGCGGATACGCAGCAGCAGGTGAAACAGGGGCTGCTGGATTCGGTCCTGGCCGGCGAGAGCTTCGCCGACGTGCTCGCCAATGTCGGCAAGATGTTCGCGCGTGCCGCGCTCGAGGCCGCGCTGTTCAACGAGGGCGCCTGGTCCTCGGCCGGTGGCGGCAAGGGGCTGCTCGGCGGCATCGTGGGCGCGATTTTCAGCGGCTGGTCATCAGGCGGCTATACCGGCCCCGGCGGCAAGCACGAGCCGGCCGGCATCGTACACAAGGGCGAGGTGGTCTGGTCGCAGGACGATGTGCGTCGTGCCGGGGGCGTTGGCGTTGTCGAAGCCATGCGCCGCGGCTCGCGTCTTCCCGGGCTTGCTGACGGCGGGGTGGCCGCAATGCCCATGATGCGGCTCCCGCAGATCCCCATCGGCGCTGCGGCGCCGCGGGGCACGGCCGTCAATGCCACCTTCGCGCCGAACATCAGCATCGCGCCCGGCGTCACCCAGGCCGAGTTGGGGATGACCATGGCTGCCGCCCGGCAGGAATACGAACGCAACTTCCTTCCGATGCTGCAGAAGCACATGCCCAGCTATAACGAACGGTATACCTGATGCCCGAAGTGATCGCCTGGCCGTGCAGCCTGACCCGGCCGATGGATGTCAGCTATTTCATCCAGTGGACCTCGCGCGACGCCGGCGCCAATCTCGCGGGCGTCGCGCAGGTTCTCGCGCCGAGCATGGGCGCCTGGCGGGTGGATATCACGATCCCGCGGGATTTCGACGGGACCAGGGTCAAGGAGCTGGAGGCCTTGGTCTCGGAAATGCGCGGCCGCTACAACGTGGCGAACCTCTGCATCTGCGATCCCTACAAATATGGCCCGCGCGTGAGCCCCGTGCAGACCCCGTTCAGCGATGGAACATGGTTCAGCGACGGAACCGGCTTCACCGACCCGGCAGCGGGCACGCAACCGCTGCTGACCTCGGCTGTGGTCGCGGCCGGGGACAATGAGCTTTATGTGGACCTGACCAACCCGGTGCGGCCCTCCCTGCGCATCGGCGACATGTTCTCGGTCAATGGCTTCCTCTACCGGGTTGTGCGACGCAATTCTGCCGGATGGGTAAAGTTCGAGCCGTCCGCCCGGCGCCCCATTGCTGCGGGAACCGCCCTGACCACCAATCCGCCGCGCTTCTTCGGCCGCTTTGTCGACGACATGCAGGGCCAGCGCACCCGTGAGATGCTCAAATGGGGCCAGAGCATCACCATTTCCTTCATCGAGGCGTTCGACAGATGAGCCCAGAGCTTGCCGCTTTCCTCGAAAGCGACCCCGAGGTGGTGCCGCTGGTCCGACTGTTCCATCTCAATTTCGGGTCGGTGCAGTATTACCTTAACGAAACCGAGGTGCCGCTGACCTTTGCCGGCCAGATCTGGCAGCCCTCGATGGGCTGGATCGGCGCCGACCCGCTCAGCCTGTCGGCCAATCCATTCGACGCCAACCCGGCCTATTACACGGTCTGGAACGTGGGAAACAAGGAAGGCGCTGACCTGGCCTATGAGGCGCTGAACAACCCGGCCTCATGGTCGGACAAGCTGGTGCGCCAGCTCTGGGCGGTGCGGGGTTTCCCTGACGATGCCATCGTGATGCATGTCGGCCGGATCGTCGATGTGAAGCCGCGCGAGAATGTCGGACTGGCCGAAATCCGCATCCGTGCCGAGACCATCGCCGCGTCCCGGAACTATACGCCGCTCGGCGAATATACCGACCGCGATCAGCAGCGCCGTCACCCGGGCGACCTCGGCTGCCAGTATGCGGCTTCTCTGGTCGGCAAGAAGATCAAGGGATGGCTGATCGGCTAGCGGCCTTTGTCGAGGCCACCGCCGCGCGGCCCTGGGACTGGGCCGCCGAGAACTGCACCTTCTGGGTCGCGGATTGGGGGCTGGTGCGCTGGGGCTTGGATTTCGCCGCCCGGTATCGCGGCAGGTGCCGCAGCGAGGAGGATGCCGACGCGCTGGTGGGTGGTGATCTGGTCGCGCTGGTCAGCCCGGAAATCCCGCTGCCGCGCAAGGATGCCCCGGCCGAGGGCGATATCGGCGTCATCGAATTCCGGGGCCGTCAGGTCTCTGCCATCTGGTCCGGCAGCCATTGGCTGATCAGGACGCCCCGCGGCGTTGCCATGGTGCGCGCCAGGGCAATCGCAATCTGGGGTGATTGAATGCCAGCAGTAGGAGGATGGCTCGCTGCCGTCTGGACGGGAGCCAGCGCGGCCGGCGCCGTGGGTGCGGCCCTGCTGAAGTTCGCGGTTGGCGTCGCGATCAACATGGCCGTCGCCAAGATCATGGCTCCGAAAGGGCCTCGACCGCAAGAGTTGCAAACCGAGTTGCGGTCCAGCAATGCGCAGCGCATCCGGCATCTCGGCCGCGTCCGGTCCAGCGGCGCGGTCATGTTCTGGGACTGGGCCTATGTCGGCGGTGAACGCCGCCTGTTCAAGCTGCTCGCGGTAGCCCAAGGCGGGATGAGCAATGTCCAGCAATGGTATCTGGACGGCGAGCCCGTCGAGGTCGATGCCAACGGCTATGTCACCACGGCACCGTGGAACAAGGGCAATATCCGTCTCCGCTGGCGGAAAGGCATCCAGGGCGATCAATGGGACGGCGGCGACTATGCCGACCTTCGCGCAGCCTTCCCCTCGCAATGGACCGAGGCGCATCGCCTGCGCGGCGTCGGCACGATCCTGGCCACCTTCGATGCGGTGGGCGGCGAGGATATCGCCGAGGTTTATTCCGGCGGCGAGCCAGAGGTCTCGGCGCTGATCGATGGGGCAGGTGCCTATTGGGTTCTGGATGGCTCGACCGTCAATGGCCGCAATCCAGCAGTGCACCTGTCCGATATCCTGACCAACCCGGTCTATGGCGCTTTGGCTCCAGCCGACATCGATGTGAGTCTGCTCGCCATCGCCCGAACCGATTGCAGTGCCTTGGTCCCGACGGATGGCGGCACGCGCAGCCGCTACCAGTCCGGCATCAGCTACGCGCTGTCCGATCCGATCAAGGATACGGCGCAGAAGCTCCTGGATGCCATGGGCGGCCGGGCTTGGATCACGCCGGAAGGCAAGCTCGCCGTCGAAGCGGGCGTCTGGCGGGCGCCGAGCATCACCATCGAGGAGCGCCATATCGTCGAAATGGAATATGGAGCCGGGACCGAGCGCATCAACCGGGTGACGACCCTGGTGCCGACCTATGTCGCGCCGCAGGTGCGGTGGCGGGAAACCACGGCCGATCCCGTCGACGATGCCGATGCGATCGCGCGTTGGGGCGAGGGACAGCCAAAAAGCGTGGATCTGCTGGCGGTGCAACATCACGGTCAGGCCGCTCATGTCTGCAAGCAAATGCTGGCACGGATGAACCCGGATCGTCGCATGTCCATCAAGTTGAGGGCTTTTGGCCTGCGGCTGATCGGAGAGCGCGTGGTGGCCGTCAACCTGCCGCGGCTGGGCCTGGCATCGGTGCCGTTCTGGATCGACGGCCTGGCCTTCGACGGGAGCAATATCACGGTCGATCTGATCGAGGCCGAGCCAGCGTCATTCGATTGGACGGCGAGCGAGGAGGGGGAACCGCCGGCCATCCTCACCGATATAGACCGGGGCGTCGCGACGCGAGATGTGGCGATTTCCGGCGTGACCCTGATTACCGACGACGGGCCGGTTTATATCCGGATCGAGGGAACGCTTGCGGCGCAACGCGGTGATCGGCTGATCGCGCAATATCGTCGGACGGGGAGCCTGGTGTCCTGGACCGACATGATCAGCGAGGGCACGTCCGGAAACGGGTTTTCGTTCAGGACGATGCCACTGGGCGACCTGTCCGAATACGATTTCCGGGTCTTCTTCGGCCGCTACAGCAACGGGTCCAGTGGCCGCGAGCTGCAGATGCTGTCCGTCCCGGTTGTCGTGACCGGGGTTGACGTCGTGGCCAACGGTAACCCGCCGGATGAGCCTGTCGTCATATCCGCCAGCGGCAGCGCGGGAGACAACCTGATCGTCACCTTCAGGGTAGACCTCGGCGCGAACTACCACCGCACCGGGCTTTATCGCGCCGCGTCCGGGGCGCCCTTCGGCTCCGCAACGCTGGTCAAATGGTCCTTCGACCAGTCTTCGCAGGTGACGATGACGGCCTCCATTCCGCCTTCCGGTGCGCGGTTCTGGCTGCGCTCCGAAAACCAATCCCAGGTCGCGTCCGACCCGGTCGAAGTCGGCAACTATCCCGCCTGATCAAGCGCAAATCCAGCAAACAGTAGCGGTCCTCTGGGGCCGCTTTTCCATGTGAGGCATGCATGTCATACGCGAGCGATGCGAACACGACCTATGTGAACGGCCAGCCCGTCGATAAGGCAGACGTTCGCAACCTATGGGCGTCTGTCGATGGGATCGTGGCCGCCAGCAATCTCGGCGACGTCCTCGCCCTGCAGACCGATACCGAGGCGAGCACGGCGCAGTTGGTGGTGGCGACCATCCCGGCCGCGCAGGCCCACATCTCGCTCAATGCGGGTCAGATGCTGCGCTTCCGCTGGCCGTTCACCAATACCGAAGGCGATCCCGTTATCAGCATCGGCGGCACCCCTTACACGATTCGTCGCAGGAATGGCGGCGATCTCCAGCCCAGCGACCTGGTGGGCGGTTTCCGCTATACGGGCTACATCTACACCAACGATCCCGCGATCATCCGGCTGTCGGAATCGGTTGGTGCTTCCGACATCAACGGCCTGCGGGGCTCGCTGGAGGCTGGCTCGATCATCCCGCTGGTCAATATCGGCGGCACCGGCAATGCGATCACCGCCGACCTTGCGGCCCCAGCCGTCGCCGCCGGCGTCACGGTCGCGGGCAGCCTGTCGGTTCGCTATATCCCGGCCGAGACCAATACCAACGATGCCGAAACGGACGTGACGCTGCACGTTTCGGGAGATGAGCCGCGGATCCTGTACACCGAGGACGGCGGGCGGCTGCCCGCGGGCTACTTCGTTCCGGGGCGGGCCTATACGCTCGACAGGCGGGGCGGTGGGGGCTGGCGCGTTTCGGCGGGCGGGACTGCGCGCACCGATCTGACCTCGGTGGTCAGCACCTCGGGTACGATGCGCCTGACCAATATCGCAGGCACGGGCAACCTCATCACGGCCGACCTGGGCGTGCCCTTTGCCGCCCTGTCGTCTAATGCCAAGATCGAATACATCCCGACCCTCGCCAACGAAGAAGGCCAGGTCTACCTGTCCATCGGCGGCGGCGCGCAGGTGCAGGTCTTCTCGCTCAAGGGCGGCGGCAACCTGCCTGCCGGATATTTCACTCCGGGCGTCAGCTTCATCCTGGCGCGACGGACTGCCGGGTGGCGCGTGGTCAACAGCAACCTGGATTCTACGGATATTCCCTCGATCCAGGCGCAGGGCGGCAAGATATTCTCGTCGGTTGCGAATGCGATCAGCTACGGGCAGGCGTCTTTGCCGGCATCCCTTGGCAAGATCTACATCGCTTATGAGGGGTTCCTGCAAATCCGGTCGCCGTCTTCGCAGGTGTCGCCCTTGTTCGAGACCGCACCCTATTGGGGCGTCGAGACGCAGCTGGCATCGAACTATCCGATCAGTCGCTTCGGCCTCGTGCAGTTGACCGCTCCGACGCTGGTCGATGACACCTATACCGCGGCCGTGGCCGCTGCGTCCGAAACCCAATTCCTGATCGGCTCGGCATCGAACAACAACAAATTCCTGTTCACCCCGAATGTGAACAGCCCGGCCAGCCCCCGGCTGGTGGTCTCGACCTATTCCGAGACCGCCTATCCCATCGTCTCGAAATCGGGGGCGCAGCTACCGGCCGGGGCGCTGAAGGCGGGCAGCACCTATATCCTCGCCCGCGTGGGCTGGAACGTCTATCGCGTGCTGAACGAGGACGCGCCCGAGGTGCCGCCGAACCTGGTCCAGCGGATCGGCGAGCTTGAGATCGGGCTGGTCTCCGAAACGGGCGCGCGCGAAGTCGCAGATGACGGCATCCGGGCCGATGTTGCGGCGCGCGACAATGCCCGCATCGCCGACATCGCCGAGCTGCAGGACCGGATCACCTCCTTCGAGTCCGGCACCCGGATCGTCGGGGACTGGGACGCCTCCAGCGGCGCATTCCCGGCTGCCCGGCCGGATACATCGCCCATCGAGGCCGGCGATCAGTGGAACGTGACCGGCGCCGGTACCGTCGATGGCGTGAGCTTCGCCCCGGGCGATATCCTGACCGCGCTGGCAGATGGCGGCGGCGAAACCTATGCCGACACCTGGTCGCGCCGCGCCGGCACGGCCACCATCGCCGCGCAGGTCTCGACCACCGAGCCCGGTGTCTCGGTCCAGCACTTCCTGGACTATGCGAACTACGTGTTCCCGTCCCGCGCCGCCCTGCTGGCGGTCGGCATCCCCATGGGCGTTCGGACCCTGTCGTTCAGGCATGGCTACCTGGTGCTGGAGGTCACCCGGACGGCCGATCCCGCTCAGTCCTGCCTGATGACCGCGGATGGCGCGCTCTGGGCGCCGAAGGGCCGGCCGACGCCGATCCATTTCGGTGCCCTGGGCGACAAGACCCCCGGCGTCCCGGCCACCGACGACACGACCGCCGTGCAGGCCTGGCTCGACTGGCTCAAGCGTAACCAGGCCTGCGGCTGGCTGCCCGGCGGCTTCTTCTACCAGATCACCTCGGTGAACCTGTGGTCTGACAAGCCCTATTCCATCATGGGCGACAGCTGCAGGGCCTGCGGGTTCTACGTCAGCAACCCGGATCGCCGCTCGGCTGGCCTAAAGACGACGCATCCGATCACGCCGTCTATCCGCTCGATGCAGATCGACCTCTACGATTTCATGCTGTCGAGCGACACCGGCAACAAGGCCCCGCTGTATGAGCATCGCTTCACCTCGGGGCTGAAGATGCATCGGATCCGGTTCACGGCGCAGGGTAACTGGGGAACGGCCGACCATTCGTACGCCGTGCTGTCAAAATGCTGGAACGTCGATCTGTCGGAGATCTCCTCCTGGCGCGGCGGGGTTTATTTCGCGCCGTTCGAGATCCCGCTCAACCAGCGTTTCAACATGACCTTGGGCAGCGACCGCATCACGGTGGACGGCGGAACGTTCACCTTCACTGCCGAGATGGAGGGCAAATATATCAACCTGATCGGCGACGGCCGAGGCCAGGCCTTCCTGATCGCCGAGGTGATCAGCCCGACCGAGATTCGTACCGAGGTCGTCGCAGAGGCAGGCTTCCCCTCGGCGCGCGCGACCTTCGGGCATGTCCGGGGCACCATCGCCCAGGGCAGCGATATCCTCGTCCTGGAGGCGGATGTCCTGACGGCTGATGATGAGGGGCGCCGGGTCTATGTCCATGGCGCCGATCAGGACTGGCAGGGACAGCCGTTGCCGCTGGTCACCCGCGTTGCCGCGGTCAATGGCCCAAATATCACCCTCGACCACGAGGCGGGGCGTTCGGTGGCTCTGGCCGAGTTGATCTTCGATCCGGTGTTCGATTTCGGGGACGAGAAGGTCGGCGAGGTGAACGAGTTCACCAACGACTTCAAGTTCAAGGATCTGCATATCGAGCGGTATTCCGGCACCGCCCTCGTGGCCACCGGCACCCGGACGGACGGCGCCTCGATGAAACTGCATGGCAATGCCATGGGTGATGGCTGGGAGGTCCATGCCCTGCAGTCGGGCATCCAGGGCTATCTCTATAACTGGTATGGTCATCTGGACGGGGCTTTCGAGCAGATGTCGGTCGGCAACGACACCGGCCGCATCATGATCACCGGCAACAAGAGCGTCTGCAATTTCGGGTTCATTTCGGCGGTGCTCAGGTATGACTTCCCGGCGATCTGCATGGACCTCAACGCGGACGGGGCGCTGGTCAATGTCGAGGGCATTCATCACATCTCCGGCAACGCCACGCAGGCGCTGTTCCGGGATGCGCTGAAGGTCAAGGGTGCGGGCAAGATCACCTGCGGCTTTATCGGCGGCGGCGGAAACTCTCCGCAGCGGCCGCTGGAGAACGTCGGTTTCTCGGTGCCCACCGTGACGGTCAGCACCTTGCCCGACCCATCGAAGGGGCCGGGGCCGGTCTATGTCAGCGATGCGGCCGGCGGCTCGATCCTTGCGTTTTCGAACGGATTAAGTTGGCTGCGGTGCGACGACCGATCGGAGATCGCATGATGTGGGCAAGCCGGAGACGTGGCTATCCGTGGCAGACGAGTGGGTGGATCTGATCGGTCAGGGTCGCTTGCCTTGATGGCAGGGATTTGAAAGAACCGTCCTGCATGCGATAAGCGCATGGAGAAGCAGTGGGGGTGTTGCATGCAGAGAATTTTTGTCATCGGAGGGTCAAACTCACTCATGAAGAATGGGTGGGTCTCGAAGTTGAAAACAGATTTTTCGGACCGCGTTGAAATTGTAAACCTGTCGATTGGTGCCGCTACGTCTCTGATGGCGATCTATCGCATATTGTCAGGTCAAATACCTGATGGAAGTACGGTGGTTTGGGAATATGCCATTAATGAATCTAACCACTTTAAGAATGGGCAATCCGTAAGCAGCCTCCTTTATGGTGTCGATTGGCTGTTGACATTATGCGCTCGTAGATCAATCAGGTTTATTCCGCTCATATTCTGGACGCGAGAGCAAGCTGCTAAGGGTGAACCTGGGGCATACTACGGCGGCCTGTTCTCCCTTCTTTCAAGCCGTGGTCTTGCTCCAGTGGATTTTGGCGAGATAGCGCAACGGATGGCGCAGTCAAGAGGCGTTGATATTTATGATCTATACTCGGACGGTTTACATTACTCGGTGAGCGAAGAGATTATAGACTCAATATGTACCTTGGTTCTGAAAAATATTGCCGCATCAAATGTGCCTGATGCATCGCAAAATTTCGATGGAAGGGACTTGAGAGTCGTTTTCCCTGAAAGTGGGCGCGTTGAAGCTTTCAAGTCAGGTGTATTTGCGGGCGATTACTGCCCTTTTCATGATGAAATTATAATTCCTGCGAAAGGCATGCTCTTGGCGGCTTATGTCGTTGCGTCGCAAAACGGCGGTGGCATAACTTTGAAAGTGGATGGGAATACGAAGAAGGCGTACTCACTTATGACTCCGCGTCGTGAAAAACCGCCGTTTCGGCTGGTCAAGCACTTGGTTTTCGAGCTAGACGGCGATTTTGGAATTCCAGTTGAATCGACCGTTTCGGTCTCAAGATTCCGTAATTCGGAAAGGCCAATCGTTCAGAACACGTTTGATTGGTATCCGGCCAAGGATATGCCAAAAGAAAAGGATGATGGATTTATTGCCGCGCTTCTGGAGGTTTGATTCCGTTCTATCTGATCTGCCAACAAGTTTGCCCCGCCTCGCGCGGGGCTTTTCTTTTTCTAAGGAGAGCCTATGGACACACCGCCCGAACCCGGTCTCATCGAGGCCATGCAGAAACTGATCGGCGGGGCGGGAACGGCCATGGTCGCCGCCGTCGTCGGACGCCTGATGTGGCATGCCGGCGAGGTCCGGGCGCGTCGTCGCCCGGCCTTTGGGCTGTTCATGATCTGGGAGCTTCCGATGGCCATCGGCATGGCGCTGATCGGCGACGGCGCCGGCGAATACCTAGACCTGACTGACCCGCAGACCGTAGCGCTGATCGCGGTGCTGTCCTACCTCGGCCCGCGCGGCATCTGCGCTGCCCTGGAGCGCTGGTGGGTCAGTCGGAAGACACCGTAACGCCCAGCTCTCCCGCCAGCCCCTCCAGCGCGGCAATCGTCGCGTCGTAGCTGTTGCCGGCCTTGGGGAACCGCGCCTTGCGGCTGCGATACCAGCGCAGCCATTTCGGCAGCTCGTCCAGGGGATAGGTCGCCGACCAGATCTCGCCGGTCAGCGTGAAGGTGGTTTCGTCATGCGCCGCTTTCATGGCGGCGTTTTGCGACGGGGCGCGGGCGGGCGCCAGACTGCCTTAAGCCCAGCCTCTCTCAGTTCGCGAAGGCGTCGATCAGGTTCAGCACCGCGAGGATCTTCCGGGTGCCGCTGTCGACGCGGTAAATCCGGCCATCGTCCCGGTAGTAGTTCCACCCCCGGCGCTGCTCCAGGCCGTACCGGTCCAGATCGCGGATCAACAGGTAATCGCCGATGCGTAGCGTATCGCCGACGCGGGTGCCGTAACGTTTACCGACCTGACCGGGCGGAATGCAGGGCGGGTTCTTCTTGGCGAGGCCGGGCGGGCAATCGGTCACATAGCGGACCGGCGCGCGGTGGCTGTCCCTGTGGCCGCGGTCGTCGTGATGACGCGCGGGCCCGCCTTTGCCATGCCCACGTCCAGGATCGGCGGTGGCCGGGGCCGAACCCAAGGCGGCAACGGTCAAGGCGGTCAGCAGCATCGGTGCCAGTTTCATCGTTCGTGCTCCGCAGAATTCACAGAGCAATATAGCTTTGGCCCGCGCGGCAGTTGCATCACAAAAACATGCGCTGGCGGAAAGCTGCCAGCGAGAACATCCGGGAACAGACCCAGATCGTTTCCGAACCGATCCGTTCAGAACCGGGACCGAACCGGGAATGAACGCGGAACACCCCGCCCACGTCGCCCCGCCTCGCGCGGGCTTTTTCCTGTCTTGACGTGGAATCCGCAGTCTGATTCACTAGATGTGCGGGGGCGCCGGGGCCTTGGTGCAACATACTGTAGTTGTGTTGCGGGTCGGTGGACGGTTGAACATGGGATTTCAGCCTAGAGACATTGATCAACACAAGCCGGGACCCGCACCTATTTGTTGTAGAACTTATACCCAAAGTGTTGGAAAATCAGCTTCTGTTCGCTGTTCAGTCCACTGTCGATCCAATGCGGTTGCAGCACGATCCCCATGTCTGTGAATGAACCATTAGCTCTCGCGACTATGGGGGTCAGCATCTTGGCGTAATCGATAGCCCATTTCGTCGAGTTCGTATCGACAGCTTGGTAGAAAGCGCTTGCGCTCAGATCGGCTAACTGTAGGCCTGCATGGAGGTAGTGGGGGACATAATCCACTAGTCTATAGCTTAAAACTTCGAATCTGATTTGGCGCCTGTCGAGAAGTGGGCGACCACCTACGCGTAGCTTCTCCCAGTACGCTTTTGTCTGACCGTATGAATGTCCTCCTCTGGAGCTGAAAAGGACCTTCATTTTCCCTGGTCGGCCAAATCGCCTCATTGAGTTATTGAGGCAGAAGGTCGTTGCTCGCTCCATCAAGACGCGCACAACCCAGTTGTAGAACCATTGCTTGCTACCCGCCTGGGCCGCACGAGGGTTGTTATACCCACGCATGTTTTTCTTGTTTGAGCATACTGTGAAGCATCGCACCGGCAGTTCCGACAGCATTTCGGCCGCCCTGATCTTTTTTGATGGGCTCAGCTTCCTGAAGTGTAAAACTCCAGACTGCAATGCGTCGATATCGGTGCGGATGCTATCGAGCCATTCTCGGCATCGTCCTTCATCCTCTGCTCGCACCAAGAGGCCGGAAAGAACCAGCCATTCTGATGAGCCATCCTTGTCGATAGGCATGACCTTTTTCAGGCCGTCATCGCCGGCTTCATCAATAAACAGAACATAATCGTACTCAATCTCGCTCATTTGACGATCAAATGCCAGAGACTTGAGATTCGTCAAGACCCTCATCACCGCCCAAGTGGCGGTTTTTTCATGGAGAAACCGACATGACAGCAGTCATGAACGCGGTGCGCGCGCGGCAGGCGCGCTGCGCCGCCCTGGGCTTTTGGCCCGGACCCATCGACGGAATCGACGGGCCGCGCACCCGCGCCGCCTATGCCGCCGCCATCGAGGCACAGCGGGCGCGGGGCCTGCCGTTCCAGCACCCCACGGGGATCACCCGCATCCACTGGCATTGGACCGCGGGCGGCTACAGCCCGAACGCCGTGGACCTGCGCTCCTATCACGCGCTGATCGACGGCGAGGGCAAGATTCGCTGGCCGGTCGATCCGACCACCTCGCGCTCGCACACCCTCAACGCCAATGGCGGCGCCATCGGCCTGTCGATCTGCGCCATGGCCGGGGCCCAGGAGCGGCCCTTTGCCTGGGGCAAGGCGCCGATCACGCCGGCGCAGGTCTCGGCCCTCGCCCGCGAGACTGCGCGGCTGTGCCGGACCTATGACATCCCGGTCTCGCGCTGGTCCACGCTGTCGCATGCCGAGGTGCAGCCGACGCTTGGCGTGGTGCAGCGCAGCAAATGGGACATCACCGTCCTGCCGGGCATGTCGGCGCCGGCCGACCCCATCACGGTCGGCGACCGTCTGCGCGACCTGGTCGCGCGCGAGCTTTCCACCTTCTGAGGAGCATCATCATGCAGACTATCATCAACGCGGCCGCGCCGCATCTCCTGGAACTGATCGGCCTCGCGATCACCGCCATCATCGGCTGGGGCGTGAGGCAGGCCAGCAAGCGATGGGGCATCGAAATCCAGGCCAGCCATCGCGAGGCCCTGCACTGGGCGCTCTACACGGCGGCGCAGCTGGCCATCAAGCACGAGCTGACCGGCAAGGCTGCTGTGGATCTGGTGCTGGAATATGCGCGTCGCAGCGTGCCCGATGCGATCGGCAACCTGAAACCCTCGGCCGAGGTGCTGACCGATCTCGCCAAGGCCAAGCTGGAGCAGGTCGCGGCCGAGAAGGTCAAAGAGGCGGCGGGCGGCGCGGTGGATCAGCTGGCCGAGGCATTGCGCAGGGCAGGGGCAAGCTGAAACCACAACGGGCGGGCCCGAAGGTCCGCCCGTCGTTTCGGTTAGATTTTTCGGATGAGAAGGGAATCTGATGATGTGCAGAACGCCCTATGAGGCTGCGCTGGCCGCGTCTCTGGTTGCCGGCCTTGCGGTCGGCGCCACTATCGCCGCGGCCGCGCTAATCACGGCGCAGGCGATGGGGGTGCCGCGCTATGCTTCGTAAATCGCGGATAGCTCACGACATTCGCGCGTCGTGACGAAGATCGGCGGGAATCTGCCGGTGTGCCTGTCAGGATTCGGCATCCATCTGCCCCCATGCTAGCCTGCCCACATCAGTCAGGTGGAGGGTGAAGAGATGGGGCAAAAATTCGTTCCCGAGCTACATGACCCGGAATACCGGAAGACTGAGGGACAGAAGTTTGAGAAGCTGACGGACGACGAAGCTGAGAGCATATTTGATGCCATGGTGGCGAAGCTCGACGCTGAAGAGCGGTCTGATCAGCGCCACAGCTGACCTGCGCTCCGCTTCGGTCCGCCGGGGCGGGGCCTTTTTGCATGGTGGCGGCGCTGCCAACCGCGCCGGGCGCCGCGCCGTCAGTTCATCGTCGAGGCTGCGACAGTAGCGCGCGGGCTTAGGGATCTCGGACGAACACGCCGGCTGAGGTGAGTGCCTGGACGAAGTCTGCCCGAACCTCTTCCGGCTCCAGATCTCCATGCTCCAGCCAGAGGCAGGACTTCGCCGCCTTGCGAAATGAGGGATCGTCTGGCTTGCAGTAGGTCAGCAGAGCCCGGCCCATGCCCTCGGCATCGTTCACGACGCGGAAGGTGCCGGGCTTCTCCTCGTAGCTGACCGGCCTGATCGTCTGTTTGCTCGGCATCGGCGCCCTCGCTGGCTACTGCGCAGGGAAACCCGGACCAGCGCGGATTTGTTCCCTGCCATCTGGACTCAGTCGTTCGCTTTCTGTTCTCATGGCGGCGGAAGGGAATCGCCATGACAGAACTGCTATTCGAGCCCGGCACCACACACGTCGTCGTCACATGCTGGCGGTGCAAGCGCGATCAGACGTTCTATCCTCAGGACTTGCCCGAGGGCATCGATTACTGGGCGTTCTGCGGTCGAGCGGTGTGCAAGGGCTGCGCGGCCCACCATCCGCATGTGACACGGTATCCCAAGCCGCTGGACCCGTGGCAGCGGTCTCGGCCGAGCGGCTGA